ATTTCATCAAGTTTTTTATTAATCTCTTCCTGTACATCAAGGTTCTCAAAATATTCCTCAATATACTTTTTAAGTGTATTAAATGCACTTTGTAGTTCATCAAAGTTTTCACTTAGGCTATTAACATTCTCCATTGTTTTGTTCAAATAGTCCACAACTTTACACAATAACTCATAATAACTTAAGCTATCATCATACACTAATGGTAATACCTTTTGACACCAAAACCTAAATGGTCTTAAATCGTTCATATATCTACCACCCTTTCTCTTTACCATAATGTAAAGAATAAATCTTTAAGCTCATCAATAATCATCATATCAATATTCAAAAATGTTTCTCTGTATTTTATTAATAATTCACTTTCTGAAACTCCACTAACACCTTTACTATTAGTCAAATATTGAAGAGCATTATTTTTGCTCATAGATGAATTAAAATTACTTTCTTTACCGTCTTTTTTGTTTCTTTCTGCAACTAAAATATTTTTACCATTTTCACTACTTTCATTAGTTGAAGTATCAGCACCACTCACATTAATAGTGGATGTCCCATTATTGTTTGTAGCATTGGTTAAATACTTCATATCTTTAATGCCTTGAAGTTCTCCCTGAGGTGTGTCACTTGATAGTACCCAATTATCATTAGTAGAATCAGTAGTACCACTATTAGTTGCGTTATCTTTAGAATTACTACTTTTTGTATCTGTAATTGTTTGGTTGTTTGTCTCATTTTCTGTAACATTATCAGTTGATTTATTCTGCTGACTGTTATTTTCGTTTGCTGTTTCATTGTGCGATGTTTCGTTTTTTATATTTATCAAAGGCTCTATTTTTAGAAGAGTGCTTTGATAAAGTTGGTTGTAATAAGGCATAATATTCTTCATCTTATCACTCAGAAACAGCTTCCACCTACCAACAGTTTCACAGCAGATTTCTCTAGTGTAGTAATGTCTTAAAATCTTCTTGCAAAGTTCTGCTCTGTATTCTTCATCAAAAATTGGGAAGTCACTAAAAATCTTATTCCAACTTTTGTCAAGCACATCTTCAACACTGTTGAAGCCTGTTGATTCTGTAAGTTTCGAAGCTGTCTCACAAATGAACCTAACTTCCGTAGTATACTTACTCATCGCCATCACCCTCCTCTCTGTCATCCTGTTGATTAAATACATCTCTGAAATGACAACTAATATTAGTTCCGAACATTCTGTTAATCTGCCCACAAGCCTGTTGTCTCGCAAATTCCCTTGAATATCTGTTTGCCATAACACCCCCTTGTAATCTCTGCACTTCATCTTTAATCATTCTTTCTTTTTTCTGAATGCTGATATTAGTTACCCCTAAATAAGTTAGAGCTTCATTCCAAAGATTAACTTTTAATTCATACAGCTTATCGGCAACAAAAGGAGCGCCTGTTGTGAACACACCAAACGAACTTCCGTCACCATCCATAAAATCGTTACTAGCAAAAATAACAGGTTGGTTGCCATCAAATTGCATGTAAGCATTTTTAAGAGCTAACTGTTGCTGTTCACTACCTTTAATTAAAACTGGTGTTCTTTGAGCTTTACAATTGATGTCAATACTTGCATCAAGCTCAGCAAGCCTTTTAGCATATATTATCATCTTATCTCGACAACACCAATGTGTCATATTATCCCATATGATAACACTATCATTTCGAGAGCATACTCGCTGATAGCCATTAGAAGCATATGCTCTCCTATCTAAGGGAATATTGTAAACATCGAGCTGTCCGCCAAGTATACCTCTCAGACACAAGTCGCCCATAACGTCATCATTAAAATATAACATTGCTCTATCTTGAAATAATCCGACTTCAATGAATCTAGCATCTACTGTACTAGGAAGTCCAATCCATTCAAAAGAACTAATTGCTATTTCTGTAAATAAATCTAAGTATTGGTCAAAAGTGTAAAGCTGATAATAAACGCTGTCACTAAATGAAGTACGCTCTTGTGCTCGTCTTGCTTTTCTTGCCTTACTCAATTTTTATCCACCTCCTTTCTAAACTGAATTGTCAACTGAATAATTACCTACTTCATCCGGATGTTTCCAAAAGGTAATCCCCCTATTAAAATAACTTTCAATCAGTGCTATGTCATCACTGGGTGCGCCACCCACTATAGTACAGTCAACTGTCTTGGTATAATTCCAATGGGGTCTACTTGAAACATTAGGCACTTTAGTTGTATGACAAGCATACCCAAATACATCAAAGTACTTGTCAATGGCTTTAGCATACTCGGCAGTAATGGATTTTCGTTGAGCTTCAAAACATACTTGTCCTTTGCCAAATATTGCATTGTTAGTGGTAAAATTACCTTTTACATCGTTGGCAGAGATACTAGCGGTATAAGCACTAGTTAGTATATTCTGAACACTTCCTAGAGCAGTGTTACTTGGTTGTCCTGTAATCATTCCCACAGCTGTTTGAATAGCTGACGGAATAGCGTTAATTGTAATCGGGACAGCGTTCTGCGCTACCCATGCATTAAATACATCAACATTCCAAGAACATAAGGGGAAGCTGTCAAGTGTTATTGTTTCTGTCATATCCATTCTTCCTGTGCCTGCAGATTCCGTGGCTTTGTATCTGTCAAGCCTAAGTACTTCCTGTACAGGCATGGTCATATTTCCCACTATGTTGTAATATGGTGTAAGACCCTCTGAAAATTCATATCTTTGAATTAATGTTTGACCGCAGTTATTTCTGACCTCGTTGAAATTGTAGGGATATGTATACAGTTTCTTGTTTTTTGGCTTGTATCCGTTTAGCGTATCATTACTTGTAATCGGTGTACCTGTGACATTAATAGGATTTGTTTGCCCTGTAAATGTAATATTCACCCCTTCGTCAGTTACTTCGACAGGGAGTATGTCCGTAGGACATGTGTACAATGCTAATATGTTATCCGGTGTAGTTAGGTATTGATTCAAAAAATTTGTGAGATTAGTAGCGCCTGTTTCGGTGTTCAAAAAAGCTTTAATTTGATAGCCACTGTAAACACCATCATACATATACCCTCCTGTGGTAGCAAGTAACACCATAGTACAAGTACTAAGTGAACCTGTCCCAATTACTTGCGATTTTCCGTTATAAACATACTCACCACATTCAACATTTTCTGGCAATATATGTTCACCGATTTCATCACTAAGAGTGTGTTCACGTTCAACAAAACATTCTTTTCTTTCAATATCGAACCAATAAGTTTGTAAAACATCAATTTGAAAAGTTATCTCTGCTGTAACATTATTGATATACTCAATTCCTGTTACAAAAGCATAAAACCAACGATTTCCAAAAGCTGTGTTCTGAAACATCATATAATTGCAATCGTAAAGGCTGTCCGCAGTAGCCTGTAATCTACATGTACCCTTATTCACTCTATTGTAAGTTACTTTGTCAAAATGCAATTTTTCTTTACTTAGAAAGTAATCTGTTTGAGCCTTAAGGCTTGAAAAATAAATTGTATGTTTCTGCTGAGTGGATAATGGTACTCCACTCAGCATGTACACTTTACTATTCGGTACTATGTACATATTTCATCATCCTTTATTTAATACTACTGTATCACCTACAACACTAGCGCCTGTAATTGCTGTTGCGCCTGTGTAAGTTGTTCCGTCTAAGTCTGCCACCAATGTTATTTCTGTATCAGATTTTGTTGACGGAATTATAACAGCACCATATTTCTGTATAGCAATTCCATCTGTTGTAAGAGCTTCGTTCTGTACAAAATTCAGTGTGTTTGGTGCAAGTGTGGCTGTATCGCCCTGTACATTAAGGGTAAAGATTGTGCCGACTTCTGATATGTCTTTTCCTGTGATTTCAACAGTGATTGTTGAAGGTTTGGCAATTGTAGCGCCACTATCAACAAATGCAATAGCATTAGCAAAAGGTGAATAAGATACAGTTTTCCAAACATGCAACCAATAATTCCAATACAGTCCACTACCTACAGGTGTTTCGTTAAATTCAAACAAGTTATCGTACACTTGAAACCACTCCTCGTCAAGTAAAACACCCTTTACGTTCTTCATTAAGGCAAGCTCTTCGGCTGTTACTTCTTCAAGACCTGTAGACTCTTCTCTGATAGCATCAAATCTCTCATTGTCAAATGAACTAAAATCATCTATTAAGTGAAGCTTGCCGATAAATGTTGCTTTATCCATATTGAAAGCACTAGCAAGTACTTCAACATCAAATTTAGCATTAAAATCAGCATCCATAAAAATGCACTGTTTATCAATTGCTGTATTGTTCTGCACATGAGATTCGTTGAATCTACCTGTCATATCAATAGGAAGTAAATTCGATTTCCCTCTGAATGCTACAGCAACACTACTCATATTAGTGGTATCAATTGGCTGTGGATATACTTTACCATGAGAAATTGCTTTGATAAGAAGATACTTAAAGAGTAAGTACTCGTCATACTCAGCCGACTGATATACTTGATTGATAATTGATGTAATGAGATTAGTTACACCCTCAGCTGATGTAAATGCACGTCTTAAAGCCTGTTTCTCAATAGTAATAGGGTACATTACTCGCCAATTAGTCAGATGAAAGACAGACTGAACGTTAGGAAGAGTACGCTTAAACTCTCTACTAGCACCCTTTTCAGCATCATATTTTACAGCCTTAATAATTCCGACAAAAATATCCTCTATAGATTCACCGAATTCCAAGTAACCCTTCTTGAGGTGCTTATAAGGATTATTGAAAGTTGCACTCTGTACACGCAGTAGCGCAATTCTGTTGACTAATGCGTTAATAAATTCATTAGCATGTGTAGGATTTCCGAAAAGAATTTCTCCAACTTTTGGGATGTCCTGTTCCTGTTCTATTTTGGGAATATCTTTCTGATATGCATAGGACGCATTGTTTCTAATAACATTAAGTATATCAATAGAACGAGCGTCAAGCTTCGTTTTAGCAATTATTCTAGCCATTAATTCTCCTCCTCTTCAAATAAATCTTCATAGGAACTATACTCTTTCTCCTCCTCTTCGTGTTCAGTCGGAGTTTCAAGTTCCTCTTCCTTCTTATCGAAAAAACGTGATATGTATTTATCTCTCCACATTTTGTCGTTATCTTCATATTTCTGTTTCCACTCATCCGCATCGGGTGTATCAACTGAATCTGAAATATCCTCTATAATCTCAAGAGTTTCATCATCATTTCTATCACCGATATATTTCTTCACTTTTTCAAGCAGTTCATCCTTTGATAATTTAGCCATTATCGTTTCTCCTTTCTTAAAATCGTCTGTGTAACATCATGTAAATCGGTAAATGCTCCCTTGTAATTGGTGATGGTGGAGTAGGCGGTACAGGTGTACCGCTAAGATACTCGTACCAATTATTTCCATTTTGTATTCTTTCATCTAATGCGATAACCCCAGCTCGCTCACGCTCAAAACAATACGCTTTAACAGCTTCTTCAACGTCCACTAATTGAGAAAATTCTAAACCACTATAAGGGTATCTCTCAGTAGGAATCCACTGACCACCATATCCTTCGAGTACTTCCGCATTAATAAGTTGACACTGTAAGTTGCCATCCTTCCAATCCTTACCTTGAACACTAGCATAATCAGTAAGATTCGTGGAAGGAGTCCATTGAATCAGTCCCCATCCACTAGATATGCTTACTGTTTCTTTTAGTGCCGGATTTAAAGTGCTTTCTCTCTGAACGTTTCCAAGCATACCGCATATACTTTCAAGTGTGTATCTTCCTGTAAAGTATGCATTAAATTCTACAGCGTTATTTTCCATCTGCGCTTGAGTCAGATACTTTTTAGTACCCTCAATAGCAATCCATGCCATTAAATTACCTCACTAAGAAGTTGTTTCCAAGTATTGTTACCGCACTCACCATCCTGTAAAAGATTATGGTCTCTCTGAAAATTAATACAAGCGGACACGCACCCTTTACCATAAGTAGTATCAATTGAGCCTGTGTAATATCCAAGTTTTGACATTAATATCTCAAACACTGTGACATCATTATTTTTTGTACCTCTTTTCAATAAACTCATTGCTGTTATTTTCTCCTTTTCATAATCGACAATTCTTTTAACAAGTACCAAGTCTCTTCGGTGAGAGATATTAGTAATTGATACACCTTTTCCCTTATTTGTTTTTGTGTTTTTACTAGTACCCCTCGATTCAATCATCTGACTACTATTCATGGCAATAGCTATGTGAGTAATTCTTCTAGTTGATTTACCAAAGAAAAGTAAATCTCCACTTTGTATATGTGTTACTTTTTTACCTAACACTGAGTAGCCTTGTGCTGTAGTTCTTGGTACTTTCATGCCACACTTATTCAGTACAGAAAATACAAATCCGCTACAGTCATAGCCACCCTCGGCTTCGGATTCTCCACCCCAAACATAAGGCTTGCCTAAAAATGTCCTTGCTGTTCTTACAATGTCATTACTTGTCATTTACATTTACCTCACTATCCAACTTGTCACATAGCTTCTGGAGGACTAATGTGTTATTGTTTAATGCTTCAGCAAACTTATTGGATTCCTCTTTGTGTGCATCATTAATTTTGTTGATGTAATAACACATAATCAAACACATGCCTATTGGAAACCCAAGTGTGGAAACTAATGTTGATAAGTCATTAATCATGTTGATAACCTCCTTTCTTTTTCTTATTATAACATAATATCCACAATTTATCAACAATAATTTGACAAATTGTGGATAATTTGCTATAATTAAAGAAAGGAAGTGAATAAATGGATGAAGTAAAATATTATGATGGAACAAAACTTTTAAGCATGAAAGATATTAACGGAAAAACACCGGAAATCTATATTTCAACATCAAATAGAAATGCGGGAAAAACTACATATTTTAATAGATATATTGTAAACCGATTCTTAAAGTATAATGAAAAATTTTGTCTCCTGTATAGATTTCAAGATGAATTAAAAGATTCAGCAGATAAATTTTTTAAAGACATACACGGACTTTTTTTTCCATCGTACACAATGAAGGCTGTACAAATTGGTTATAGTAAAATGTATGAACTGTTTCTATGTAGTGCTTATGATGAAGAGGACGAGGGAAAATCCTGTGGTTATGCTGTAGCACTAAATTGTGCGGATAAAGTAAAAAAGTATTCGCATTATCTGAGCGATGTATCAAGGATTCTTTTCGATGAATTTCAATCTGAGACTAATCATTATTGCGCTGATGAGGTGACCAAATTTATCAGTATACACACATCAATAGCAAGAGGTAACCACAGCCAAGTGAGATATGTGCCTGTTATAATGATTTCAAATGCTGTGACATTATTAAACCCATATTATACAGCACTAGATGTTACTGATAGACTGAGCTCTGATGTAAAGTTTTTACGTGGGGACGGATTCGTACTCGAACAGGGATATAACGAAAGTGCTTCTAAGTTACAAGAAAGCTCACTATTTAACAGGGCTTTTAATAAATCTAGCTATGTTGCCTATGCGTCACAAAATGTTTATCTTAATGATAACCACGCATTCATTGAAAAATTGAAGGGGCAGAGTCGCTATCTGTGTACACTTAAATATAAAGGTGAAGAGTATGCGGTCAAAATGTTTGAAGAAGAAAGCATAGTTTATTGTGACAAAAAAGTTGACCCCTATTTTAAGCAGAGGATTTCAGTTACGACAGATGACCACAATATAAATTATGTAATGCTCAAAAATAATGGTTGGTTGATTGACTATATGAGATACTTTTTTGACAGGGGCTGTTTTAGATTCTATTCACTTGATTGTAAAGAATGTATACTTAAAGCTTTAGCTTATTACTAATGGTATCTGCGTTAGTTATTTTTGTAACATGGACGTGAAAGGCTCTTTGAAATATAAGACACGTCTGTGTATTTGGATTTATGCCTATCCATGCATTAAGAATTAACGTTATAGATATATTAAAGAGACAGAATTTTTATTCTGTCTCTTTTGTTATGTTTCACGTGAAACATTATCTCATTTTATAGGTTGTTTCTTGTAATACTATCCCTCCTCTTATTCTCACAGGTCGTAGTTTTCCATATACTTCTAAGCCCTGTTTAAAATCAGCAAGTGTTCTCTTTGTTTTTAAAAATTCCTGTTGAAGTGGTGGGTATTTTTCAAGCTCTTCATCGGTTACACCCTCCATTGATTTGAGAAACAAATTCTTGCACCTGTCCGGCATACCAGCACATTTTACATTATAGTATGGTTCATCAATTAGCTCTTCATCCTCATGTGTAACATGTTCGATATAAGTTTTCTGACGTACAAAAATAGCATCATTCCAAAAACTTTCTAGTTTCCAACAGCAAAAGTTAGAAGGATGTATTTTAATCCCCTTAATATTTGCTTTTGTAGTGCAACAATGAATACTATCAGTATCAGCATACACAAAATACTTATAATTTTGCTGTGCTGAGCGTATAGTAAAATTTCTTGCATAACTCGTTATTGCTGAACCTATTGCTATATACATAACTTTCTTTTCGTGTTCTTCATATGTTGTAAAGCCTAATGAACCATCATCTTTTACTCTTGCTACTTTAAAAGAAGATATATCCGAACTACTAAGTTTTCCGTACAAATTATTTAAAAACAATTTTGCTAGTGTCCTTCTTGCACCTTTGCTGACCTGTTTAATTTTCTTGTACTTATCAATATATTCATCAAAAATCCCTCTCATAGTTCTAAAGTAACACCCATCTAGTAGTTCAAAATCTACAAGATTATAATGCTCTTGTAACAACTCAAAATCAGTTTGAGTAAGCACCATTTCCACAATAGCTTTTTTAATATTTCCGTCAAAATCTTTATACCATGTGCTTGTATTTCCTGTTTCTTTATCAACTATATCGGATGTCTCTAACATTTCAGTAGCTCGATAAAAGAAACTCCCTTTAATCTGTATAAATGGAAGTTTGTTTGGTTTCAAATAAAAACGTGTTCGGATTCGGACAAAATAGTAATATTGTTCACTAAGACATTTTGGTGGGATTACCTTTTTAAAAAAAACAGGATGCCCGACAGGGTAATAATTTCCACTTTCTGAATGCATCATAGAAGGATAAAGACTATTTACGTCTGCTGTCAATCCTTCCTTATAAATTCTATTTTCACACCCCTTCTTAAGATAACACCATCCCCCTCGATATGAATGCCTTATATATTCATCGGCATTTGAGTATTTAAACTCAACAGGATTTATTATATCTTGAGTTAAATCGGGGAAAAAAGCTTGATAATCTTGTTTATCTGTTGTGTGTTTAAATTCAGAAAGACAGCATGAACCAATTGTGAGTTTTAAGTGTCCCTCAGATTGCATTATTTCCAACGCTTCTTTAACTACTAGAACGTCATTGGCTATATAGTGTTTTTCATCCTCTGTAATAGAACATCCAGCATATCTCAAGCCTTTATACTCCATGTCAAGTTTTCTGTGCTTTGTTGCAAAGCTTTTACCAATTTGTTTTACTGAAAATGGTAACAATTTTAAACTGTCCCTTATCTCAATTAATGCATAAGGTGTTTTGATAAGTATACTATACCATTGCCCCATATCTGAAATTGAATAAACGAATGACTTAGGTGTTAAATCTTTTTCTTTCAAAAAATGTACATCGTTTTCATTATTTGGGTTTACGTAAAGTTTCTGTTCATACTTCAAATCTGTTAATAGAAATGAAAGCCAAAATGAACCATCAAATTTCAAGTTATGATAATATATACAAATATTCTGCTTTAAGTTGTAAAGATAATCATATGTCTCCCTAATTGAATGATGAATTTTAACATCCTCTGTCCCTAGCTCTACGACAGCAGAAGCCCATACTTCTGTGAATGACTGTCCCTCGTAGACTGTGGTCTCAAAATCACCAACCATATATTTTATTTGTTTTGTCATATTTCTTCCCAAGTTTCATCATTAGATAATGCTTTGTCAATTTCTGCCTGTTCTTTCTCACTTGGTAAATTGCCACTTATTAATGTATATAAATGTTGTACTGCTGTTCTTGATACAGCACTACTAGGATGATATTTAATTATAGTTTCACATGTTGACAAGAAATCCTCACTTGTCTGTGCTATACAATAAAGAACTGAATCTGCGCCATACTGTTCAATTTGTGAGTTTAACAGGTTGTTTAAAAGGTCTGCTGACTGTGATTGTTGTACACCTACATTTGCTATCATGGATTGAACTTTATTCCAAACTAACCTTGAAGCATGAAACATTTGTTGCCATTCTTTGTTTGACTTGATTCTATCATAGTCCACTCGGTCTTTTTTTCTTCTCCTAGTTTCCCACGCTTTTCGTGACGCTTGTTCTCTGATTTCTCTTTTTCTCTGTTCGACTGTAATTGCTTGCCCTGTTACTGCACTGATTGCATAAGCTTTGTTATAAAGTTGAGCTGGTCTTATCTTTGCTAATCTGCGTATTGAACCACTTGTTATAGTTTTTGGCTTTGGTGGGATAAGATTCGGTTCAAATACATAACCTCTCTTCTCTGCGTTTCTAATAAAACGCTTTATTCTGTTTCGCTCTTTGTTATATTCTTTCAAAAGCTGTGATTTCTTAGTTGTCTTAGCCATATAGTTTATCCCTCCACGCTCGTAAATTAATAAGGGGAGGTGTAATACTCCCCCCTTACATTACATTTTAATCAAACATAATCTCTTTGTGCAAATACTCGCCAAAGCATATCTCATGTGTTACGCTCTCACCGATAGTCTCATCTAATTTGCTAATAACCAAAAAATTTGGTTACAACACTGAATGTTATCTAAACACTTATCAATGCTTTCTTTCAGAGATGTGGTAATAGGCTGAGGTACTCTTACCTCATTTAATATAAATTCTTTTCATTTTAGAACTCCTTCTACAGTATCATAAGTTGATAAAAATTCCTGCCATTATTGGATGTATTCTCACACACTTCAACAAGTGCATGACCATCATCTGATATAAAGTCCTCAAGCATATCAATCATTTCACAAACAGTCTTTGAAATGCTTGTATAAACTGTACCATGTTTATCAACAAGAACCGATACCGTTACAGGTTTTCCGTCCTTGTCTGTATCCTCATATGTGCCGACATTAACAATATCAATCTGTAGTCCCTTCTCAATTTTCTGCGAACTACTCTTTGCGTTGAATAACTCCTTTTTTGATAGCATATTAATTTCCTCCTATTTACTGTGCTGTTTCTGCTTTGTCTGCTTTGTCTTTTACTTCCTCAGCTTCTTCAATATACTTAGCAAGTGGCATAGTATATGTCTTAGTAGTCACTGATTTGTCTGTAATTGATGAGATTTTAAAGGTATCTGTTTCATACATTTTACGGATGTAATTAAACAGCTTTGCCTCATCCTTAGGTACTTCACTTTCATAGACCGGATATGTTTTGTTCATTGGTTCACATGAAACTACGTCCACACCTATGACTGTGATGTTTAATGTTGTGATTGTTCTTGTTACGCTCGGTTTTCTCATTTTGTTTTTTTCCTCCTTTTTCTTTGTAATGTTTTTTTTTGCTTTGTAACTTGTTGTAACATGCACCATTGGTGCAAAGGCTAGTAAGTGGAATTGCACCACTCGTCAGCTTGGTACTGCCAATATAATAACTAATCATTGTTATTAACGTTATAATGAATGTTGCTATGGCTATTGCTTCATGTTTTAATCCTCCACTGTAATAAAAAATTCATTTCTAATAATATCTATTAGTTTAACTGTTCTTTCGTTTAAATCGGATGTAATAAAAATAGCTTTACCTTCATATAGCCACTGTCTTTTTTCTGTTACAATGTTTAAATATGCATTACTGTCAATTACTGTAAGCAATTCTTTAAACTTCATTTAACTTATCCCTCCATTCTTTTACTTCATCAATTATAATTTCTGCTAATGCTTTAGCGCAGAGTTGAGACTCGAGCAAACTGAATGGTGCTTTAAATATATGCTTATAACCGTCCTCGTATATATATAAGATTATTGAAGATATTGAAGGCTCAATATATATATCAACATGACAATTATGAAACTCTGTTGCTGATTGTATTAACGCTTTAACTGCTTCTAAATATTGAGCATACATTAATTTCCCTCCTTTATTTTAATTATTTAAGATTAACAACAATAAAACTATGCATGTTAATAGTTGAAATTGGATACATACTATCTATTAGAGAATCGCAATATACAGTCGGTATTTCTTTAAATTCGCCTTTCCATACAAATACATTATCTTAATTATATAATCTTACATCTTCATCATTTAATAAAACACCGAATAAATCTTTTACTTTCATATTAACCCTCCCTTCATAAAAACTTTTCCCACCCTACCGAGCGCTTGATTTCTATAATAGCTATGCCCCCACACCTTCCCACCGTCCAACCATTAACAAAGTGCTGTGTCCTCTCGCTTACCCTTTAACCCTTCGCACCGCTTTACGCTGTACTCCGTTTCATTGGGAGTTTCAATGGTGCAATTTGAAATTATCGCCTATCCCATTTTTCCTGCTTTCTTTGTTTCTGTAATTATTATATCAAATTGACAGAAAAAATGGTGTATATTTTTTTATTATATTATGAACAATTTGTTAACAATCACAGAAACATTGCTCACTAACTACATCGAAAAGCGTACAGGCCTGTACCCAAAAAGGGGTACGAGTCAGTCGACGTTTTTTGAAATGGTATGCCTACT